GGTATACTATAAACCTCCCATACCCCAGCACTATTTTTTTTGGTAACTGGATAATCTACATATGTTTGATATTTTGTTAAAGGCGTGGGATTGATAAAATCTGGTGTTGTTTGTGTTATAGTACCATAGGTAATAAATGCATCTTCCTTATATACGGTATTAAACCCATTTGGGTTAATCTTCATATATACCCCGGATGGTATAGGTATATTTACTGAAGGGTCTTGTGGGCTTGGTATTTCAATAAAGTTTACTGGCTTTACATCCTTCTCTAAAACAGTAGCATATGTACAAGTTTTTTGTATACCTTCAGAATCTGATTTTACAATATACCTATCTCCAACTTGAACTTTTTGTGCATTTTCTCCTTCTAATAAAAAATATGCACTAGGAGTAAGTGGGTCTTTAAAGAATATAGAACTATATATAGTCTCGTAATTTTCTGTAGTTGCCTTAATTACAAACTTATACCTCTTAGCCCAATATGGTGCTAAATATGGTATAGTCGCAATTATTGAATTTTTATTTCCTGAATTAGCACAAGGTACATGTATTGTATTATTATCTGAAATTAAGGCTGTACTTGCTCTATTAAATTCATCCATATATACAATACCTACCTCATAGTCTCTATTGCTATGTAGACTTTTTGTGTTAGATATAAGTTGATAAGAAGCTTCAGCATATGTAACTTTATAGTATTCGTATACAATATCAAATGGCGAGATAGTATTTACATATCTCATTGCAACTAATTGTAATCCAATTATATTACTTCCAGTATTAGATATTATTGAAATAGGTTGATTGCCAATTGATATACCTGATTCTGTTTTAGTATATGTACCTAGGTTTTGAGGAAGTAAACAATTCATCCTATCTGTAATAGATACGCCATCACATGATATAGCATTTATGCTTTGTACTGCATTAATAAATTCTGAACTTATAGAAAATGCATAAACACTTGAATATGATTGAGATAAATTTACAGATAAAGTTATAGATATATTTTCTGTTGTTTCCGAAGGTGTTGCCCCTCCTGAAAATTGGGAATGCTCAAAATTAAAGTCAACAGTAACATTTGCCCCAGACTCTAATGGCAATATTATTGCAGGAAAATTTATATTTATAACACTATCATTTACAGTAACTGGTGTAGTTGGATCAATAGTATAGTTTCCTGGTGTTAATGTATCAGGTAATTGTTTTATTGCTATTGGTTCTGATAGTAAAGATATACCAAAATCTATATTAACAGGTGTATTGTTACTGTTTACAATATTATACCCTTCAACATAATTCCCATACATTAAGCGATTACCCATTATTGTCTGAGCCTTTGCAAGTAATGGGACATTATCATATGTTCTCAGTATCTCATATTCAGGAAGAAGTGTATATATCTTGCTATTTGTAAAAGTAAATTTCTCTGTTTGAAAATCTCCAATCCCACTATCTTTTTTATTGATTTTAGTTATAATTTTAATTATATTGCTCTGAGCCTCTTTAAATAAAAGGTCTATTCCAACCACTAAACTACTTCCGGTATTGTATGATATAATTGCAGTATTAAAATAATTAAGCATACCTTCATTTAGATAGCTTTCTCTACTAAATGAAAATTGTTGCGGAACAAATGCTGGTTGAGAAAATTGAGATGTAGCGGAATACTCGTTATCTGCGTATTTATATCTATAAGCAAAACATATAAACCTATTCTGCATAAAGTTAATCTCACCTCCAACTAATGTCAGTTCTATTGATGGAGACTCTGTAGGTGGTTTCTTTATAACTAATATAGACTCTTTAATTATAGGGTCATCTATATTTGTTGTTGGGGTAGGGTAAATTCTTTTTCTATTAATAAACCTTGGTTGGTTATAGTCATCAGTCCATAAAACAAGGTCATCAACTATATTTATTCCTGTTATTAAATATTTTGGATTAAAGTTTAATGTTGTATTCACATTGTCTCCATCATCAATGCTTACAATATGATATGTAAGAATATTTGTAAATACATTAAATGATACAATCATATCGAGTTTCCCTGTAGCTCCAGCAGCGAAGTTAGGGTCGTGTACAAACCATATAATTGTTTCTTTTGCAGTGTCTGTTACAACTCCTATTGTTACGGCATCTATACTAAGTTTAATTGAATTATAAGACAAGTCAGTAAGCAATATGTTACCCTTTGTATTTTCAATAACACCAATCTCAGAGTTCTCTGTGGAACCCATTCTAATATTTAGTGCATCAATATATTCTCCATTAGGAACAAGGCGTTCATCAACTACCTTATTCATTATGCCTTTTACAAAATTCCTTGTAATTTTTGCCATTATTTTATAATTTTATCCATCCCTCTCATATTCATCAATAAACGTCCCGGATGTATATTGCTCATTCTTATTTTAGCATTACGCCATAATGCTGTCTTTTCTTTTCTTGCTCGTCCTACAATATATTCCTGTACCCCTAATTTACTACTAAGTATTTCATATTTAATATATGCATATACAAAGCTTTCAAATAGTTTATTTACAGATATAAGTGTATTATCTCCACCTTCCATCCCATCAGTTATATATTCTAGTATACAAGATTGTGCATGCATATCTGAAGAGAAGTTAATTACGCCTGCCTTATTATCTACCCTAAATGTAGGATTGAAATTTGCTGTCTCAGTATTGAGACCAAACCTTGTACCAACACTATAATCAAAATACCAAGCCCCATCAATATTCCAACCCATTTGATTGTTAAATTTGTGTCCAGGATTTAAATACATTGACTTTAATGTGCTGTCAAGTCTTGCTTGGTCAATTGGGGAGTTTGTCAGTGACACAACATTATTATTAATGTCAAATATTATTGCCCCTGTACTTGTCTGAGAGTAGCTTTTTGCATATGTAATTTGTATATTTTCGGTTAGTGGTCTAACCATACCATTTACAAATAATGATACCCTAACCCAATTAACATAGTCTGATGGCAATACGAATCTAAGGTCATCATCTACATTCAGTTCTAATACTTTAAGTTCTTTAAATGCATCGTAGTTTAATTCCTGTATAGCCCTTTTAGCATGGAACAATATCTTAAATTTTTCCTCATTATTAATTAATGAATGATTACCGTAGTACATCAATTCAAAATTATTAACTATATCAAATAAACTAACATACTGATAAGACCCCCAATTTGCATTTGTAGGGGCAACTCCATTATTAGTATAATATTCAAATTGTGATATATATGACATCTTTATTTTTTTTGCTAAATGTTAATTGTTATTTCTGCTCTTGTCCATTTGCAAATGCAATAACATCATTCTCACGAATAGATATACCACAATACTGCAATATCTTCATAATTAATTTGTACTCATCTTCTTGAGGTAGTTCAAAGTCTTGATAGTCTGGCTGAGATTGGTTGAATGATGGCTCTCCTCCTGTCAATGTACTATATGTCCATTTTGGTACTTTAGGATACCTAAAGTAGTTTGCCTGAACTTGACCCTTATTGTTTATGGTTGTAGGATATACAGTTATATTAAGTCCATTGGTAACATAGGAAGGATAGTCAAGTGATGGGCTTGTAAGTGGCGAATTAACTAATGTTGTGATTATAGCAGATGAAACCTTTTCTGCCTCTCTAATAACAGAAGATGATAATACCGTATAACCTACAGGTGTTGTAGTAAATATATCCGAATCTAAGGTAAGTACCGTATTGCTTAATACAGTAACTACCGAGCCAATAATACCTGTCGTTAAGTTAACTACTCTGTCTCCTGGAGATATGCCATTTGTTAAAAAAAATGCAGTGCTGTCAACTAATTGATTTACAACCACAGATGAATTGGTTCCACTTTTTAATTTTTTAGGATAACATAAGAGTTTAAGTAACATAAATGACTCATTCCCTGTAGTAATCAAAGATGGGGTATAAAATATATTTGCAGAAACTTGACTAAGATAGTCTGTAACTAAAAAATGTTCAAGTACTTCTGCGACTGGTTTCTCTAAATTAGCGTAATTATCGCCTGACTGCCTCATATTTTCTGCATTTATAATTTTATTATACATGCCAAAATAATCTTCAAATAATTCCATCTGAGCATTTGCCGCATATAAATTAAAATCTGATGGGGATATATACCCATAATTATTCTTATTAAGTATGGATAGCACAGAGTTTCTAACTGAATTTATCATCTGTAAGTTTTTTACAAATATAGCAAAAAAAAAAGGTCAACTTAATGACCCTTTTTTTATAAACTTTACGACAATTCTATTCTAAAATATTTTCAAGCATTTTGAGTATCTCTATACCCTCTTCGCTTTTAAGATAGGATGCAACTGCACTATATGGCTCTTCTCCATATGGCACGTTAATCATTCTCTTTTTATTTGTTGAAGTGTTTAACCAAACTTCTTTCATGTTGTTCCTAAAATGAAGAAGTTTTTTATCAAAAAACATTCTAACATCTGACTGAAATATCAACATAGGATCATTTACAGTACTCAAAAATTCATTTGGATATTTTTTAGCAAAAACTAATATATCTCTTTTAAGTTCAGATGTTGTTAACAATGAAGGGTCTTTGCCAAATAAGACTCTAGCAACAGTTTCCATTTCCTTTACATCTAGTTTTCTAGCTGAAATTAAAGCATCTACTTCATTGCTTAATTTTTCCAATTCATTAGTAGCATCTTTTT